TCTACCAGTTCCTACTTGAGTTGGACTTATTTTACTTGTTACTTGTTTTCCCATTATAACATGGTTTTTATTTATTTAGTATGAATTTTCCATAAGGAAAATTAAGAAGGTCATCTAGTTCATTATATTCTACAATATAAAGTTGTCCTGCTAGTTCTTCCCATGTATAATTACGAGATTGTCTCCAATGAAAGTTCAATCCTTTAAATCCCCATGCTTGTAAATCAGTGCAAGCAATTAGTGGATGTTGATCATAGGTGATATCGGGTGTTTTTGCATTGTATATAAAGGTATAGTATTTCCCTACTTCAGGAATAGGAGTCACAGTATCATTGAGTGCTTCCATAATGATCATCATCATTTCTTCAGGATCATTAACTGCTGCTGCTAATTCTTCTTTTACTGGTTCTATGCGATTTGCATATCTTTCTTCACCATTAAATCCGAATGAGTCTGTCATTATCTTATACCTAGTTCTTTTTCGGTTATAATCTTAAATTCAATTTTTCGGTCTTTACACCACTCATCTGCTGCTTTCCATTTTGCTTGATTTACAGCATATGTCTGACATTCGTAGAGATAGGATTTTGTCACTCTTTTTCTTTTTTTAGGTTCTTTGGTCTGTTTAAGGGGTTTTACCTCTATAACATAAGTCTTTAATTGTCCTGTATTTTCTTTTACTTTAATAATAAAATCTGGGAAGTATCTACGGACTCTACCATCAGGAGCACGGTAAGGTATCCAAAATTCTTCACTTCCCCATTCTGTAATATTTTCATTTTGATCACAATAATTACAAAATCTTCTTTCCCATGAACTACGGCAAATAATGTTAGTTATATCACCTTTATATTTCTTAGGTTTCTTGGGTTTAAATATACTCTTAATACTTTCTGCCATATCTCTTATACATAATATATAAGGTCAAAAAGTATTTATAAAATGCCAAGAGTAGTAAGAGTCTCAGACATCAAAGCAAATTTATTAAGACCAGCAACTACTTCTCATTTTGAAGTAGAGATACCTATTATTGGTGCTCTTTCTAAATGGGAAGGTGTTGGTAAACAAGATAAAATTAATTTGATGTGTTCAGAGGCATCATTACCTGGATCCAGTTTAGCTACATTTGAAACTAATAATGATAGAACTGGTGTAACAGAAAGATTTGTGCATCGTAGAATATTTGATGAAAGAATTGATTTTACTTTTTATGTTGATGCAGGATTATATCAACCAATTAAATTTTTTGAACAATGGATAGATTTTATCACTGGAGCAGCAACAGAAGGTGAGAATCAGTTAAACAATGCAGATTATCATTATAGAATGAAATACCCTAATGATTATATTGCTAGTCAAGGATTGAAAATTACAAAGTTTGAAAAGGATCATCTAAATCCTTTAACTTATGAATTTATTAGATCCTACCCTCTTTCAATAACTTCAATGCCCGTTTCTTATGATGGGTCTTCATTATTGAAGTGTTCAGTTTCAATGACTTATGTTAGATATATTATTAAGAATCTTGATAAGGTGTATGCATTACCTCCATCTCCAATTCAACAAGCACAGTTTAATGGTGGATTTTTAAGTAATCTTGCAGGTAATTTAGTTGATTCTGCAGTGGATAGAATAACAGGTAATGATAGGTTGGGAGATTTTGCTGGAGCAGCCGTCAGAACATTTTTATAAAAACCCTTATATATAAATATATGACTTGTTATAAGACATTATGCCTTTACCAAAAATTGCTACCCCAACATATGAGTTGGAGTTACCCTCGACAGGACAATCGATTAAATATAGACCATTTCTAGTTAAAGAAGAGAAGGTTCTTGTAATTGCTCTTGAGAGTGAAGATAATAAACAGATCACGACTGCTATTAAAGCAGTTCTTAAAAGTTGTATTCTTACTAAAGGTGTGAAGGTTGAATCTCTTCCCACTTTTGATATTGAATATCTATTTTTAAATATTCGTGGTAAATCAGTTGGAGAAGAACTTGAAGTTAATGTGATTTGTCCTGATGATGGAGAAACTACAGTTCCAGTGGTAATTAACTTGGATGAGATTGAAGTTCAAAAAGATGAAAATCATTCAAATAAAATCAAAATAGATGATAGTATTATGATGGAGTTAAAGTATCCATCTTTGGATCAATTTATTAAAAATAATTTTGATTTTAATGATAAGAATGCAATGGATCAATCATTTGAATTAATCGCATCATGTATTGATAAAGTTTATACTGAAGATGAAGTTTGGGCAACTGCTGATTGCACTAAAAAGGAAGTTAAAGAATTCCTTGAGTCAATGAATTCCCAACAATTTAAAGAGATTGAAGCATTTTTTGAAACTATGCCTAAATTGTCTCATACTATTAATGTTACCAATCCTAATACAAAGGTTGAAAGTGAAGTGACACTGGAGGGTTTAGCGTCTTTTTTCGTGTAGCCCTACTGCATATGAGTTTAGAGGATTACTTTAAACTAAATTTTGCCTTGATGCAGTATCATAAATATAGCTTGACAGAGATTGAAAATATGATGCCTTGGGAACGAGACATCTACGTGGCTCTACTACAACAACATCTTGAAGAAGAAAAGTTAAAGCAACAGCAACAAGCTAATGCCTAGTTCTATAAAACTTACTGAACCATTAGACATCCTTGTAGAGTATGGTTATCTTGATGAAGATAAACCTTACCATAAGGCACTGAATAATGCTGTCATGGATTTTGCAGAGGATCCAAGTCTAGGTGGTGAATATAATAAAGATTATGTGATGCTTCTTCAAAATGAGGCAAAGAAAGAACTTAAATTAAGAAGAAAGAAAATAGATGTTTCCAAGTTTTTTGGTAAAAAAGAAGAAAACCAAACAACAGCAGCAGCAGATACTACAGGAACCAGTTCTCTTGCTGTTAGAAGTAAAAAGAGAACTGGAAAAATAGATACTAAGAAATTTATTCCAGAACCTACTGATGAAAATCAAGAAGGTGGAGCAAGTGGTCCTGTAAAGGATATTCTTTCAAGTGTTATTTCCATAGAGGAAACACTGAATAGTCAATATCAATTACAATTAGAGGGTGCAAAGGAACAGAAAGAGGAAGCAGAGAAGAAAAGAAGAGGTGCTCGTGAGAAAATGTTGGAGGGTGCTGGTAAAGTATGGGATGGAATTAAATCAACTGGTGAAAAAGTAATTAAACCATTTCAAAGTATATGGAGTAAAATATTAGGATTTATTCAAACAATCTTTTTTGGAAGAATATTTTATAAAATATTAGAATGGATGGGAAATCCTGATAATCATGGTAAAATACAAAGTATTATTCAATTTTTTAAGGATTGGTGGCCAACATTATTAACAGCATATTTGTTGTTTGGTAATTCTTTTGGTCGAATGGCAGTCAAGTTAGGTGTGACTGTGAGTAAATTTGCCATTAAACTTGTAACTAAACTCATACCTAAAATGTTAGCAGGGTTAGCTAAATTAAAAGCAGGTAAAATATTGAAAGGTGGTTTGATTGGTGGTGCTTTATTAGGTGCTGGTGTCATAGCTGGTAAAATGATGTCTGGTGGTAAAGAAGAGGGTTCTCCTGATTTACAACCTGTTGAAGAGGATACATCCCCAGTAGAAGTAGAATCTGAATTTAAAGAAGGTGGTTTTGTATCAGGTCCAGGTGGAATAGATAAAGTTCCTGCAAGATTGACTGCTGGTGAATTTGTGATGAGTAAGGGTGCAGTTCAGAAGTATGGTGCTGATACTCTTTCAAATATGAATGCTGCTGGAGGTGGAACTAACATACCAACATTAGGTGGATATAGTGAAGGTGGTGGTGTTCCAGGTGTCGTAACCGACCCAAAAGAGAAAGCACAACAAGAAGCATATATGCTTAAGTTTGTTAATGAAGAACGAGCCTTGCAGGGTATGGAACCTTTAAATGATCTAACTTATGCTCCAGGTGTGGAACTTACAAAGATGGTGGGTCCAGGTCCAAGAACAACAGAAACATCAGATACTAATTTTGATTTTGATAGGGGTATCAAGACCACATCAGAATCAAAAACAATGGGTGATAAAACCATAATGCGTGGATCAATAGGTTTAATAACAGAAGAAGATAGACAGAAGTTTTTTGCAGAAAACCCACACGCAGCACAATTAGTAAATCTCAAGGATCAGATCGAATTAGATAATTTAGGTGCTGACATATCTGCTAGTGCTAAAATGAATGGTGGTGGTTTAGTTCAAATGTTCCAAGGTGGTGGGCAAGTAATGCAAATGGGTAGAGGAGCTTCAAAGAATAGAATGAAATTAGCTGCTCAACAGAAAAAAATGAATACTCCTGGAACTTCATCTGGCAAGAAAACAACAGTTGCTTATCAGGATCAAGGTGGTTCTATGAAGTCTGCTGGTGGAGCACGTCAACCAGGTAATAAAGAACTACCATCTTTTTCTGCAACAGCTATGAGATCTCCTGATAAAATACGAGTATTGGGGATATCGGTATAAGATATGGCTTTAGGAATTGTAGCAAAAGGTTTATTGGGTGCTGGTAAGGTAGTAGGTAAAGGTGTAGGTCTTGCTGGTAGAGGAGCCATGATGGCTGGTAGGACTGGAATGGCTTTGAGAGGTAGAAAAAAGAAGATTAATACTTCAAAATTGATGGGTAGAGAAGGTGGTGAAGAAAAAGGAGGAGCATTAGCAATACGTCCTAGTTCTAATATAGTTTCTTCTCCTGGTGGTGCTATTCAAAAGATAGAAAAGACAGAAAAAACTGATTCAAAAGGAAATGCTTTACTTGTTATTAAAACTAAACTTGTTAGTATAGATACTATTTTAAAGGGAACTCTTGCTGCAGAAAAGAAAGCAGAGAATGATAAACGAAAAGCACAGGAAAGGTCAGAGAGAAAGGAAGATGAGAAAGAAATAGAAGATGATTCAAAGGATGGAAAGAAAGCAAAAAAATTTAAATTAGCTCCACCAAAACAAGTTTTAAGTTTTTGGGAAAAAATAAAAAGTTTTTTTGGTAAAGTTCTTTTTGGATGGCTTGCTGTAAGATTAATTGATTGGTTACCTAAACTAATGCCAATCCTTAAGTTTTTGGCTGGTTTTGCAGATTTTATTATTAAAGTTGGTGGAATTCTTTTAAATGCTTTAGTTACTTTTGTTGATTGGGGTTATAAGGCAGTAAGTGCTACGAGAGGATTTGTAAAGAATTTATTTGGTGAAAAGGGAGCAAAAGCATTTGATAGTATTGTAGGACATTTAAGTAAACTTTTTAATGTTATTGGTGCTATTGCATTAGGAGTTCTTGCCGTTGGTAATGAATCTAAAAAACAAAAGCAAGATGAGATAAACAAGAGAACTAAAAAGAAACCAAAATTAAAAGAAAGATACGAACGTCGTCAAAAATTTAAACAACAGAAAAAAAGAATACAAAGAAAAAAATTCTTTAAGAAGAGAACTCCAAAGGCACTTCGCAAAACTATTCAACGTGGAAAAATAACTGCGAAGAAATTTGCTAGAAAACTGAAGAAAACTCCACAAAAAATAACTAAGAATATTAGTAAAAATCTTACTAAGACAACTAAAGCAGTTAGTAAAAATCTTGGTAAGACAACTCAAGCAGTTAGTAAGAATGTTGGTAAGGCAACCAAAGCAGTTAGTAAGACAACTCAAGCAGTTGGT